GTGCAAATATTGTGGCTGCTGGCCCAAATCAAGGCCGTAGTCGTAATCCACAAGCAGGTTACATATTCGTACAAGCTATTAACCAATACGGCATGATCGTAGATGCTAACAATCAAACAGGCGCAGGCCGCCGATCTCGAAAGATGAAAGGCCGCGCAATCTTTCGCGCATGGAAAGAGGATGGCGGTAAGACTAACGCAGCTGTTATTAAAGCCATCGAGTCTGCCCGAGATAAATTTAATACGGCTGTGGGGTATAACTAATGGCCATTGATCCATCAGTAAAAATTGATATTGCCGCTGAGTTCACGGGCAAAAAAGCATTTAAGCAGGCAGACTCAGCTACAGCAAAATTAATGAAAAGTGTTAAATCTTTAGCTGGTGGTTTAGGTATAGCCTTTGGTACAAAAGCCGTAATTAACTTTGGTAAACAAGCTGTAAAAGCCTTTGCCGAGGATGAAGCAGCCGCCTTACGTTTATCTAATGCTGTAGATAATCTAGGTATTGGTTTTGCTAACGTAGATATATCTAAATTTATAGCCGACCTTGAACGGTCTGCAGGCATCGCCGATGATATTTTGAGGCCAGCCTTTCAGGGGCTATTGACCACTACAGGGTCATTAACCCAGTCACAAAAACTATTAAACGATGCAATTACAATTAGCCGTGCATCTGGCATCGATTTGGCTACCGTATCCCAGGATCTTGCTAAAGGTTATGTAGGCATTACTAAAGGCTTGGCTAAGTACAATACCGGGCTTACCAAATCAGAGTTAAGCACCAAATCATTTAATGAAATCCTTGGCACTTTACTAAAACAATCTGCCGGGGCAGCTAATGATTATTTAGGTACGACTGCCTACCAAATGGATGTATTAGGCGTTGCGACAAGTAATGCATCCGAGATTATTGGCGGCGGCTTGGTAGATGCTTTTGCGGCTGTTGGTGGTGGTAGTGAAGCAAGCGATGCTGCTTATGTTATTGAAAAGATCGCTACTGCTATTGCTAACGTTACAAAGGCTACAGGCGGTGCAGTCGGTGCTATTCCTACTTTAATTAAAAACCTAAAAAATCTACCTAAAAGTATATTTTTAGGATTTGCTGGTGCGCAGGCTGGTGTAAAACTTACGCCTAAACCTAAAGAAGAAAAAACTGCATCTGAAATATCTAAAGAGGAACAGGCTAAACGCCTAGCTAAGTTAGAAGCTGATGCAGCCAAGCGCGCCAAACTATTGGCCGATCTACAAACTAAGCAATTAGCCAATGCTAAAAAACAGGAAGCCGCCGAAAAGAAACGCCTATTATTAGAAAAGGCTAAGGCTGCATTATCTAAGGCAGCGGCTGCATTTGACCTAAATAAGATACAGATAGCAGCTGCGCTACGGGCTACTTACGATAAAGATGAACGCCTACGCCTATTGGCTATGCAGGAAATCGAGAACGAAAACGGCGAAGCCGCATTAAATTATATTAAGCAACTTAACTTGCTAACACAGGAACAGCAAACGAATAAGTTAGCTGGGCTTAAAGGCATTAGTGAAACAGAATTAAGTTACATTAATCAGCTGCTATTAGATGAATTAGATCGCATTAAAACCACAAAAATGACAGAGGAAGAGGCCGCAGCCGCGCGGCAGGCAGCTTATGAAAAATATAACGCTGCCATTATTGCATCTGGTGGCTTAAACGATATTAATTTTTATTCTGAAAAAACTCAAATCGAATTACTAGATATTATGCGCCGCGCAGCATTGGATAAGGCTGCAGCTGCTCAGACTACTTACAATATACTTAATTACGATACTCAAACAGACATAATTAAAAAAATTGCTGCGGCGCAAAAATTAGCAGACGATGCAAAATATCAGGCATTAGTAGATTATTTAGCGTTACTATCTAAGCCTATTCAAATGCCTGTAGTAGAGCCGCCTCCTGGTCCTAAAGGCCCTAAATTTGGAGTAGGTGGGCAACCTGTTTGGGATGATGGCATGGGTGGCCCAGGCTATGGCACGGGGCAAGGCATGGGTACTGGATCAGTAGATAACTCAGTAACAGTAGTGGTTGAAGGCTCAGTATTAAACGGTGATGATTTTACCGATGCCGTAAACCGCGCTTTCCTAGATGCACAACGTAGAGGTTTATCTCAATTCCCTGCAGGATCGCTACCATGACGATCCCCGTAATTAACGCGGTTATTAATTTTGGTACCGGGCCTGCAACGGCTCAGGCTTTTATCATTGGCGAAGGTATATTTGGTACTAACGTATTAGCCGATTCAGCTGCGCTAATTGTGGATGTAAGCAACGTAGTGGATAGCGTTACTACTAGGCGCGGCCGTAATGCTACTGCCGATGAATTTCAAACAGGTAGCCTAAGTCTGCGCATCGTAGATCAAAACGGCGATTTCAACCCACAAAACGCATCTAGTCCATACTACGGATACCTAACACCTATGCGTAAAGTGTCTATTTCAGCTACATGGCAAGACGTGACCTATCCAATCTTTAGCGGCTTTATTACGTCATATACAACCACTACGCCACGCAATGCTAATGAAGTGGTTTATACAACGATCGCGGCCGTTGATGCCAGCCGCTTAGCGCAAAATGCTCAAATCAGTACCGTTACAGGTGCGGCAGCTGGCGATTTAAGCGGTACAAGAATTAACCAAATTCTTAATACGATTAGCTGGCCTTCATCTATGCGCGATGTAGATGCAGGTTTAACTACATTGCAGGCAGATCCCGGTACACCGCGTACAGCCCTAGCAGCTTTAACTACGGCAACCAATAGCGAATACGGCGCAATCTATGTAGATGCGGCTGGCTCATGGGTATTTCAAGACCGTACCGTAACCGTTAGCAGCATTGGGGCTACGCCTACCGTCTTTAACGATAATGGCACCGATATTGGCTACGCTAATGCCGTTTGGCGTTTGGATGACACGCTTGTATTTAATCAGGCAAATATCACGCGTTCAGGCGGATCAGTTCAATCGGCTACCAATGCAGCCAGTATCGAAAAGTATTTTGCCCATACTTATAACCAACAAGATTTGCTTATGCAGACCGATGCCGTTGCGCTGGATTATGCCCGTGCTTACGTTGCAAGCCGTGCCGAAACTAGCGTTCGATGCGATGCCATCGAGCTTGATCTATATACCGCTAATTACAATAACGGCATAACAGCAGCATTAGATTTAGATTTTTTTGATCCAATTACGGTAACTACCAATCAGCCCGGTAGTTCAACCCTAACCAAGACATTACAAGTATTTGGCGTAGCTCATACAGTTACGCCTAATAAGTGGCGCACCGTGCTAACCACCCTTGAGCCTGTCATAGACGGGTTTATAATCGGTAACGCTAACTATGGAGTTTTAGATCAAAATGTTTTATCATACTAAGAGGAGTAAATAAATGGCAGCTGGACAAGGTTTTAAGACTTTCGTCACGGGTGACGTATTAACCGCTGGCGATACAAATGGTTACTTAATGCAAGGTGTATGGGTGTTTGCAGATGCAGCAGCCCGTACAGCTGCAGTAACTAGCCCACAAGAAGGAAATATGTCTTATTTAAAAGACACTAACTCGACTGAGTATTACAGCGGATCGGCTTGGGTTGCTGTTGCAGGTGGCGCAAGCACATATACAGGTGCAAAAGTTATTCTTACCGCAAATCAAAGTATTTCTAATAACGTAGATACAGTTATTTTATGGCCATCAGAGGTTTGGGACACGAGTTCAATCCATGATAATTCAACTAACACAGGTAGATTGACCGTACCTACAGGAAAAACAGGTTACTGGGAACTAAACGTAAACTTGACCTGGGCAGCTACAGCCACAGGTGCTAAGACATCTTATGTTTACAAAAATGGCACAGGCGCAGAATTGGCCTACAGCTTCATTACTTATACATCATCTGGATCACTTATTAGCGTTAGTTATACATATCAATACTACTTAACAGCAGGCGATTACATCCACGTTGTAGTAGCGCAAAACAGCGGCGGCGCATTGAATTTGCAAGGTGGATCAGCTTCATCTACAAACTTTACAACAGCATCATTTAGTTACTTGGGAGCATAACGTGATTAAATTCGATAAACCAAAAAACCTTAACGGCTCAGATTTAATTGCAGAATTAAATGCTGCTGGCGTTGTAATTACCCGTAACCCTTTTTTAGATGAAAACGGCGATTTATTTTTAGACGTTGCGGAGTCGGACAAAGCCAAGACTGCTGAAGTCGTAGCTGCTCATAATGGCAATATGATCCCTAACGAGCCAACGATTGAGGACAAGTTATCTAGCGTAGGCCTATCAGTTACGGATTTGAAAGCCGCCTTAGGCTTGTAATGTCTGCAATCAGTTATAACGGCTGGCCAGCATCGGATAAACCTGAGTCAATCCGTATCAAGTCTTACGCGATCAAAGGCAGCCACGTTAAATTGCGTTGCGCCTATTTTGCTGCGCCGTTACTTGTAGCCTTTGCTGAGCAGTTTAATGAACTGATCGAGCCGATAGATGCCGGGGCCGATGATTGGGGCTATTGCTATCGGATGGTGCGCGGCACTACCGACAAACTGAGCAATCACAGTAGCGGTACAGCCATTGATCTAAACGCATCTAAGCATCCACTAGGTAAGGCTGGCACGTTCCCAGCTGAAAAGGTACCGATGCTGCAGGCGTTGGCCAAGAAATACGGCCTAGTGTGGGGCGGCGATTACCGTAACCGTAAAGATGAAATGCATTTTGAGATAGCACAAGACCCATTAAAAACCGCCAAACTAATAGAAAAGTTAGGACTCACTTATGCCGACTAGCGCACAAGTATCCGTGAACGCAACGGCTACCGTATTGGTACCACTAACCGCGTTTGATCAAACCGTGAACTTACATAACTCAGGTGGTGGCGTGGTTTACCTTGGAGATGCCGGGGTAACTACAGCCAATGGTTATAAACTAGATAACGGCGATAAAATTACAATTATGGTGGGCGATCACGAAGCCCTATACGCCGTTACCGCATCGGGTACAAACGTTGTATCGGTGCTTAGACAAATTAACTAAGGGCATTTAGGAGTAAGTCCATGAAGGAACAAGCTAAGGCCGCTGGCCTTTCATACCTACGCGCTGCTTTTAGCTGCGCAGCTGCGCTTTACATGTCTGGCATTACCGACTGGAAAACACTAGGTAATGCATTTATCGCTGGACTACTTGG